TGTTGAACCTACCTTCAACTGAGGTTGAACCTGTGTTCAATAGAGAAGAGGAGAGAAGAGAAGAGGAGAGAAGAGAAAATGTGAGTGAGCAGTTCGAGGGCTTTTGGAAAGCATTCCCACGCAAGACCGACAAGGCAAGAGCCAAGCGTTCATTCCTACGCCTAACCAAGACCGAGCAAGAACTGGCAGTCAGCAACATTCAACGCCTCTACTCCGAAACCCCTGCACAATTCGTTCCGCATCCTTCCACCTACCTCAACGGCAAACGCTGGGAGGACCAAGCCATCCTACGAACACCTAACTTCGCATACTCAAATTTAACCTCCGATGATGAACCCTTACCAGTTGTCCGCTGAACGAAAGTTACTCGGCTGCCTTATGGACAAGTTCGTGAACCGAACCGTCCTCCTAACCCAAATCCCTGAACGCCTATTCACAGGCAACAACGTCCTCCTATACAGGGCCATCGAATCCCTTCACAAAGCAGAGCGAGAGGTGGATGTCGTAACCGTCTACAAGCACCTTGCAGACCAAGGCCAAGCCCACGTCCTGCTCGAAGGCATTGACCCTGAAGCAGGGCTTGTGAGCAACTGGAAGACCTACGCATCCGACCTGCACGACCTTTGGAAGGAACGTGAAGAAGCGAGAATCATGGAAGAACTGGCTCACGACAGGGACATACCCAAAGCGTTCCAACGCTATCAATCCATCCAAGCCGTCGAATCCAACGCCTCCGAATCCTCGGCCCACGAACTCGCCAAAGACTTCCTCGCCAACATGAACGAGGTCCGGGAAGGAAGACGCAAGGACCAAATCTACCAAACCTTTATCCGACCGCTTGACAACATCTGCACCGGGTTCAAGCCGTCCGAGTTCATCCTCGTAGGTGGTAGGCCTGCGATGGGTAAGACCCTGCTTGCACTTCAAATAGCCATGAACCAAGCCATGGCCGATATTCCCGTCGTTTTCTTCACAATGGAGATGTCAGCAGACCAATTGACCCAGCGGATGCTCTCCAACCTTGGAACCATGGACGGGTCTGCATTCCTAAAACCCGACGAGCGAATCAGCACCGAGCAGTACCTGACCTTGGCACAAAAGGCTGACCAATTAAAGGGAAAACCCTTGTATATCGTTGACCTGCATCAAGCCAACCTCGACCGAATCGAAGGAGAAATCGCTAAACTCAAGGCCAAGTTCGGAATCGTCGGTTTCTACCTTGACTACCTGCAACTCGTAGAACCCGCCAAGATTGACAAGCCCAAGCCCAAGATTGAGCAGATGACCAACATCAGCAAGCAACTCAAAGCAATCTGCAAGAGGCAAAAGGTATTCGGGGTCGTGGTTTCTTCGCTCTCACGGGCAACCGAAGGCAGGGCAGACCATCGCCCCATCATGTCCGACCTACGGGAAACCGGGCAACTGGAGTTCGATGCCGACAAAATCGCTTTTGTTTATCGTCCATACGAACACGACAAGAGCGCAGAGCAAGACCTGATGGAGGTCATCTTTCGTAAGAACAGGAACGGTAGCCTTGGCATCGCCCAAGTCCAATGTCAACTGCCCTACACCAAAGCCAACGAATATCCTTTATGAACATCCTCGCCTCAATCAGCGGTGGCCGTTCTTCGGCTATGATGTCCTACATCCTGCATACGGACCCTAAATACAAGGACGACAACAAGGTCTTTGTTTTTGCGAACACGGGAATGGAACGACCCGAAACGATTGAGTTTCTTAAAAACTGCGAGAAGTATTGGGGTATCAATATCGTGAAGATTGAAGGTGTTTATTCCGAAACGATGGGCGTAGGGGTAGGATACAAGGTGGTGGAATGGGACGAACTTGCAATCAATGCAGAGCCATTTGATGGGGCGATAATGCAATTAAACAAGGGGGACTACGAGGGATTACCTCACTCAAAAGCCCCATACTGCTCGGATTACTTGAAAACAAGGCCCATCCAAAAGTTTGCGAAGGAATATTTTAAGACCAAAAACTTTGTAACCAGCATCGGGTTCCGGGCAGAAGATATGCCCAAACGAATCTCTTGGCCCGAAATCAAAGCAGAGGACAAGCGAATCTATCCGCTACTGACCGATTTTGAGAAACCTATCGGCCAGCGTGAACTTACGGAGTGGTGGCAGAAACAACCCTTTGAACTGGGCATCCATTCCAAACTTGGCAACTGCGAACTTTGCTGGAAGAAATCCGATAGGAACATCGTTGAAACAATACAACACGGAACCCGATTCGTGGACTGGTGGGCCAAGTATGAGCAGAAATACGGCCACACAAGTTTTAGGGGCAACAAATCCATCAACGACTATGTGAAGATGGCCCAGCAAGGAACCCCGATGGAATTTGATTTTGACCAAGAAGATTTTAATTGTATGTGCTAATGACCCCGGAATATACCCTGCAAGCAGCCTGCGTGAAGTTGTTCAAACTCTTGAAGCCCCACGAAGAGGGGCGGTTGTTCCTCAACCTTAACAACCCCCGAAGCCGAACAAACGGTCATTTTCTCAAAGGCATCGGCCTGACCGCTGGGGTTGCAGACATGACCTACCTGTCCGACAAAGGGGCCATCTTCTTGGAGTTCAAAGCCAATAAAGGCAAGCAGTCCCTCTCCCAGAAGTGGTGGCAGGGAGTGGTCCAAGAGGCAGGGTATCGATACGAGGTAATCCGAAGCGTTGAGGATTTTCAGCGAGTGGTCGCAAGTGTGGAATAGGTGTGTAGATTTGTTCCATGGCCCGACTGCTACTACTGTTCCTGCTGACCGCTTGCACCAACGACCGCCCATGGAAGGTGATTGAGGTCCGGGCCAAGGGTAACGCCTGCGAGTATGTGCTATCCCGTTCCAACGGATTCGGGCCGCAGGTCAAGACCAAGGTCGATTCGTGTGGGAGGTATCAACTTTTTCAAACCTTAAAACCTAAATGAAATGAAAACAGAAGAACAAAACTTGAATGAACCACAGAAACCGCAATTGAATATAGGTGCTGTTATGCTCTCGTTGCCATTGTTTAGACAATTATTTGATGAACTGCTAAACGCTGGGCGTGATATGAGAGATAGGGATAGATTAGGGTTATACTATTTGCCCGAAGATGAATACTTTGAAAATGTGGTGAAGCGTTACTCAAACAATGGCAATGGAGCATAACTCGCTTATTTGTGAAGTTCGCCCACTACAAATCGTCAGCCTACACCCTGACCGATTCGTGTGGGAGGTATCAGTTATTTCAAACCTTAAGCCTATGAAACGATTCTTAGTATTTGCAGGTGATGCCTATTATCCTGAAGGAGGGATGAATGATTTTCAGGAGGACTTTGACACCTTGGAAGAGGCAAGAAATTTTGAAGCAAAAATCAAAGAAGAGTTTAAATCTATATGGAAGGACAGCTGGAAGAACTTCAAATGGACTGAAATTTGGGATTCGGAAACACGAACGCACGTTTAATACGCAATCGATAACCGTCAGCCTCTGTTCTTACCAAACCTCCCCCAGCGTCAGCCTATAAACTTACCAACCAAACCCCAAACCGATGAATATACCAATTAAAGAAGATGAAATAATCCTCACTCCCGAACAACAAGAAAGAATGTATTGGGCGCGACTTAAGTACGACTCGCACAAATGGATAGAGTACCATAAGGGGTACTATAAGTGCGAATTTTGCGATTCATTCCATACATCGATGCTTAGTTTTGAGAACGTAAACATCTGCAAAAAAAATCCAAATCTGTTTCCAACGGATAACCAAACCCCAAACCCATGAAACCGCTCCGAGAACATTACACCCAGCCAACCGACCAAGGCGATATGCTGAACGTCTTTGATTACATTGAGGCTTTGGAGAAGTATGTCGAAGAATTGAGTCCCACTACTGATGAAGATTCGTTGCCGATTTCAAAGGTGGTTTTCTTTGAGTTGAAAAACGGCAAATACCTTGCAAGCAATGGAGTTGAAGCAACAACGGAATTTATTTTAAAACATGAACACGCAATTTTTCACGATAATGGTTATGTAATTGTCGAAAGGCAATGACCGCCAACTTCCTTATTCGTTAACCCCAAACCCCAAACCCATGAAAACCACACCGACCGATTTCCGACGCTGGCAGATTCACATCCGCAAGGAGTGCGTCAACTGCAACCGCCCCGACAAATCCGAAACCATCAAGGCTTGGTCCGTCAACTGGACCCTGCTCGGTCGTATCCTCCAAGCCAAAAACGCCTGACCATGGAATGGATTAAATGCTTGGACCGAATGCCG